GATCTCGGTGCCATCGACGCCGACCCCGAGGCCGAGCCAGCCGGACCATGGTATGCTTGCGCGGGTTGGGACGGGCATTACCAGCTCACCGCCAGTTCTTCCACAAAAGGTGCGCCACTGTAATCACTCGATTGCTTCCAAAGATTTGCCCGCGTCACGACCTGCTGGTACTGCGCGTCCATCTGCGCAGCGCGGGGATCATCGAGCGCCCATATCGCGCCGGTCTTGCAGAGGCCATAGAGATATACGCCGTAGTGTTGTTCCAGTATAACATTGGTGTCAGTCGGCAGCAGCAGCGGCACCGGCTTCTGATACCAACCCATCAGCACCTGCTGCGGCACCCAGGTAGGATCGGGCGGATCGGGTATGACAGGGTGCGGCAGCCACTCGATGCAGTTGCCCACTATGCGGTATGCGTAGGTGGTTGGCGGCTGGATCTGGAACAGCGTCGAGGCCGGCCAGTTGCGGTCGTCCTGCTGATCGGGAAACCAGTGGCCCGACCATTGATCCTTGAGCACCAGCATTTCGCCGGTCACGTTGTCGCGGATGCTCTCCATGGTGGCGAAGTCGGAGGGCAGCGCGATGAAGGTCGCGTCGATATTCTGGATGCCGGTGACCACCTGGCAGCGGCTTCTCAGTGTTTCGGCAAGCTCGACCTCCAACATGCTGACCCAGCCCGGAAACAGGCCAAGCGTGATGAAGTCGGACCTATTCAGATAGCCGGCGACATCGGCCTGCAACTGGCTGAGCGAAGCCATCAGCCGTGTGTTTGCGGACGCGGTGCCGGCGCAACACCAGGAGAAGCCGCGGGCGCCGGCGCGCTCTCATCGTGCGCCTGCTCGCTCATCGGCACGTTCGCGGCTGCCTTGGCCGAAGCTGCGCCCTTCTCCGCCTCGACGCCTGCCTTCATCGCCGCGGCGCGCAACTCCGACTTGGAGCTGGCGTGCGGATAGCAGCGTATGGCCATCACCCAGTCGACCTTGTCGTCGTCGGGATCAAGCCACGGTGCTGCCGGATCGCGCGGCGGCGTTGAATGCGGGGTTGCGCCGGGCATTGCCGCCTGCGTTGCCGGGCCACCGGTTGGCATCGCGGCAGGCGTTGCCGCCGAGGGCTGCATCGGCAGATTGCCGGGAGAGGTGGGGGAAGTGCCTAGGGCCATTACAGTCGTCTCCTTCCATCGGTGCGAAACACAGCGTTATCACGTTCCTCGAGCCACGCATTGAGCGCAGCCTCATCGCGCGTGATGCCAAGCAGGTTGAGTTGTTGCCAAACGACGTATGGGATGCGCGCGACCAGCGTAACGTCGTCCTTGTTGGTGCCGGTGAAGCTGTTGTTGATGCGCTTGGCGCTTTCGACGATCGGCTTCACGTCCTGCGTCGTGGTGATGAGCGGCAGGCCGGTCTCGGGGTCGTTGACGATCTCGGTGTACCGCGTGGTCACCGGATCGTACTTCTCGAAGAATGGGCGGGTCATGACAGCCTCGGGGAAGGAAGCCAGCCCCAGACAGGGCTGGCCTCCGACCCTACCTGCGGACTATGCTGACGGTGATCTTGACCGTAGCCTTGATCACCAACAGTATCCGAGGCAGGAGTTTGAGTGGTTTCATCACTCGTTCTCCTCGAAGCGCCCGACAGGCCCATCCTGCCGGGCGTTTCAATTTTGAACGGTGACGATCCGAGGGACAAGCGGTCAGCCATCGGGCTTAGCCTTGCGCCAATCAGGATTGCGCTGCTTCCACATGGTGCTGTTCGCACGCTGGCAAATCCGGCACGCGCGAAAGCCTCTTGGGTCGGTGTAGATGTTATCGGCGGTCAATTCATGACCGTGCCTGCAATGGGTTTGATAAGCTTCGCGTTGGAGTGCGCGCATTGCCTGCATCCGGAACCTTGATAACGCCGGGCCATCGCCGCGCACCACGTTCTCACGGTGGGGTACCGGCTCCAGGTGCTCCACATTGATGCATGCACGATTGCGGCAGACATGATCGATTTCCAAGCCATTGGGGATTGGCCCTTTTGCCAATTCCCAAGCCAGTCGGTGGACTGAGATGGTTCGAGGCAAACCGAGTTCAGCCGCGTGATTGCGACTGAGCGCGATCATTCCGTAACCGCCCTGGTTCATCCTGCCGTCCCAGACAAGACAGCCGGAACGAGGCGCGTAGACTGCTCTCTGATAGAGCTCAGACAGTGTGGCGGGGATGGTTTGGCGGGGTTTTGACATACCCCGCCGTATATCCTATGTGACATGTGATTGTCCAGCATTTATTACAATCATTGGTTGAGACCGACCACGAAGCCATGCGCGAGAGGCGCCATAACCCGCAGAGTTCCTTCAAAAACCACACCACCCTGGGTTAGGTCGCCGATCGTGGCGTACGCCTGTTGGACCATGTCGCGATTAGGAAGTGGCGCAAGCTCAACATAGTCTGGCGTGATAACCTCGATCACATGTGCCGGCATGAAGCGATCGGGCGCCAGCTGCAGGGTGCCGAAGTTGGTGCGGTAGACGTCAACCGATCCCTGGATCGTCATCTCGCCCTCGGGCGATGCCATCACGATATTCTGGGCGACGATTGCGTTGTTGGTGCCGCCCTGCGACAGCGACGAGAAGTAGTTCTTGATGTTGCCCGACATGATGGCGAGCGTGGCCTTGGCGCCGGCGGTCCAGATCGCCTGGGTGACGGTGTTCACGTTGGCCAGCGTCAGATCGTAGGCGGTGCCGGGCACGATGGCGGTGGTGCCATCCGCGGTGCCCGCCGTGCCACCGGCGCCGGTGACGGTGTTGGAGGTGGCGCTCCAGGTCTGCAGTCCGCCCATATGGCGCGGGTCGGTGATTGTCTTCACTACGTTGCCGGTGGCGACCAGCTCGAGGTCGCGTTTCAGCTCCAGGCCACGCAGCACGAGTTGGCGGTTGTATTCGTCTTCGCCCCCCGGAATATCCACATTCCGTAACGTGCCTGACACGGCCACGGTGCGGGCGAAGATCTGGCAGATATTGCCGAGGCGCGCCGGTTTCACTGCTGGGCTGATGACGGCGGTGAAGCCTTCGGGCTGTGGCACGTCCTGGGCGGTATTGAGGGTCTGCAGCAGCCACTCGGTGTTGATCTGCTTGGCGCCGACCCGCTGGAGGGATGAGACAAACGGTGTCTCATCGGGGTCGATTCTCCAGATTATGTTTGCTAAATCCTCTCTTACCGATCCGCTAGCACCCGGTTGCGTATATGTATTCGCTGGGGCGGCTCCCATCGTGGGAGGTGAGGCCATTTGTCGCTCTCCTATGCAGAAACATGTTCAGGCCCTGCTGGGCCAATGTTTCGCAACAGGAGTGACTACGTTGCCGAGGGCCGTGTCAGGTTGGTGGCAAGCACTCCTGACCGGTGGCTCGGCGCGGCGACATCACGTGTTGCCGGCACGCCTCCCGGCCGCGTTGGTGCAAGCACTGCTGTCACCGGGACGGCGGCAATCCTAGGCGAGCGTCCTACGCGGCGTCAATTGTGTTACAGGCTACCAGTTGCTGTGTCCGTTGCTACGCCTGCTGGCGGCTTGCTGGGCGGTGAGCAGAGCGGCGCCGTTCTGCCAGTTGGGCTTGGCCTGGAATGCCTGGGTGGCCGCGGCGACCGCCTCGGCCGGCTGCGGCGGCGGTGCGGTGCCGGTGCGCGGCGCTGCCCTGACCGTCGCCTCGGGTGCTGCGGTGCGCGTCTTGCCCACGGCGGCATCGTGCGCCATCGCCTTCATCATCACCTCGAGAATGCGGGGATCATGCAACCCGCGCAGATCGTTGTCTTGGAAGCCGAGGCCGCGCGCCCAACTCACCAACGCGGTCTGCACCTCGCCGCGCTGCTGTGGATCGGCCCAGAACGAGTATCTGGCCGCGAGCGTGGCATTGGCATCCTCGACCGCCCTGGCGAATTGCTGCTCGCGCGCGGCTTGCTGCTGGTTGAGCATGCCGAAAAAGCGCTGATGGGCGACGATGGCGTCCTGGTGGCGTGCGAAGGCATCCCAGTAGGCCGCCGGATCGGTGGCACGCAGCGAGGCATCGGGCATCGGCGCATCGGCCATCATGGCCTGCAGCCGGGTCACCTCGGGCTGGATCATCGGCAGGAACTGGTTGATGGCCTGCTGCTGCTGCTGAACCTGGAGCGCCTGGTTTTGCAGTTCCTGGCGGTGGCGGGCCAGTTCCTGGGTTTTGGCGGTGTAATCGGTGCCGGCGGCGATGAGGGTTTTGAGCTCCGCGGCGCTGAAGTGCCGGCCCTCCAGATCGTAGCCATCCCCGCCAGCGGCCGCTGGGGCGTCGCTGGGCGCCTCTGCGGGCGTTTCCCCTGGTTGGAGCCCCAGTGCCTCGGCCATGGCCTCCACGCCGCTCCTACGGGCCGGCGTTGCCCCTTCTGCCTCGGCTGCCCTGGTGAAGCGTCCCTGGTCGTCGCGGGCGCGCTCGCCTGGCGGTGCGGCCGGGGACTCTGGAGATGCTGCCGGCTGGCCTGGCGGCTGGCCGCGCAGCTTGGCCATGGCGTCAGAGATGGAGAGCGGCGGCTGGCTGGCCGGTGCCGGGCTGATATCGGCCGGGCTGTCGGCGTTCGGGCTGCTGAGCGGGGCTGATGTGGTGGTTTCAGACATGGTGGTCAATCCTCCAGCGCGCGGTCGCGCGCCGCTTGGGCCTCGCGGTCCAGATTTGTTGACGCCATCTTCTCCAGGTAGCCACGCAACTCGTCGATGGCGATTA